CAGGGAGCGGAACGATGGAGCTGCGGCCACGCCAGTGTTTGGCCCAGCCCAGACAAGGTTGGCGCTCTGCGTGGCCAGGGTGGCGGTGAGCGTGCCGGTGGCGGTGACTGGGGAGCCGGTCACCGAGAACAGACCGGGAAGGCTCAGGCCTACCGATGTGACCGTGCCGCTGCCACCACCACCAGCGCCGGTATCGCCGCGGGGAATCGTGAAGTTGAAGACGGCGGCCGAACTGGTGCCGGCGTTGGTGATGATCGCGGAGCTTCCGGCGGCGCCAGTGGTGACGGTCCCAACAGAGATCGTGGCGGCTGTGCCGTTGGTGCCGTTCGTCCCGTTGGTTCCGTTCGTCCCTGCGTCGCCTCGGGGAATCGTGAAATTCAGCGTGGCTGCGCTGCTGGTGCCGGCGTTGGTGATGATCGCGGAGCTTCCGGCGGCGCCAGTCGTGACCGTGCCGACCGCCACGGTTGCAGCGGTTCCGTTCGTTCCGTTCGTCCCGTTGGCGCCTGGCGCGCCGATCAGCGAGACACCAGAGCCCCACGCGCCGGCCGTCTTGGGGCCATACAGGCGCGTTGCGGAGGTGTCCAGATAGATGTCACCGTTGGCGCCCAGGGCGCTGCTGGGGGCGCCGCTGCCGCTGAGGATGGTGTTGCCGCTGCCGCTGCCGCTGCCGGTGGAGAAGTAGCTGAGCGCGCTCCAGGCCGTGGTGCCATCGCCGATCTTCAGCTTCTTGGCATCAGTCTCAAAGCCCCATTCGCCATTGAGCAGGACGGGATTAACCGTCGTCCAGTTCGCAGCCGTGTCGCGGCGGATGACGATGCGGGCCGGGATTGTTTGGCTCATGCTCCACCACCGTCGTAGAGAGTGCCGGAGGCCAACGCAGCGCCACCGTCCAGGATGTAATCAATCGCGGGATCTGGATCCATTTTCACCAGCGGCACCCGGCAGAAGCTGCCGTCGTCGAAGCGTTGCGGCTGGGTTTCGCATTTGTAGCTGGTGCCATCAACCGTCACCAGGTCGCCATAGCTCAGGCTGCCGAAGGTGGCCGTGGGCACGGTCAGCAGCAGATCGATCACGGTGATCTCGCCGCCGAGGATCATCTCGGAGTTTTGGTCAAGCATCCCCAGGCCGCTCACCGCGCCAGCCGTCACCGGCACACCAAAGTCGGCGAGGAACGGATCGAGCGACTCGGTGAAGGCCATCAGGTGGGCTCCTTCGCCTTGCGAGTCGGCTTGGATTCAGGCAGCTCGGTGGTGGCGCGGCCTAGGCGCACCAGGATCGCCGCGTCGTCGTCGGACACGTCCTGAACGGTGCCGGCCTCCAGGGCCTGGCCGCTGGCGATGGTGCTGCGCAGAAGGAAGATCTTCATGTGGGAAAGGGGCGGCAGATGCCGCCCCGGTCAGGACTGGGAGTCTGAGCCCTTATCAGGTGGTGGTCACGTCGAGCACGGCCGCGAAGGCCTTGGGATCGCGCACCGCCACGTCGTAGGTCACGATGCCCCGGACGCTGGTGAGCGCTTTGGAGAAGTCGTCGCTGTCCTCGCCCACGGTGATCTCGAGGCCATTACCCCACAGGCCAAGCATGGCCTGGCTGTAGTCGCCGATCACCACCGCCGAGCAGACACCGGAGCTGGTGCCCTTGGTGAGGTTGCTGGGCACTTGGTTGGTGACGTAGATGGGATAACCATTCACCACCGAAGGAGTGCCGCCGCGGCCGATGGCCACCAGGTTGTCGTTCACCAGGAAGGGGCCGTCAGTGGTGGTGGAGCCACCAGCGCGGAGCTTCTTGAGGTTGCCCATCACCTTGGCGTTTGTGATGTAGCTAACCGAGCTGCGATCAACGGGGACGTTGTCGATGGTCAGCTCGGTTTCCAGGTCAACCAAGGCGTTCATGGTGATGGCGCCGCCGTTGGTGCCGATCGCCACCGAACCGATACCGCTGGTGCCCATGATCCCCAGAGGCTGGCCGGATGCACCGGAGCCGTTGAGGATGCCCAGGTCCATAGCAACGTTGATGCCGTCAATAATGTCAGTCCTGACAAGATTTTCAATCCCCGGCGTGGCCTGAAGCAAAGTTTGCCGGGAATACTTAGACAGAGCGGCTAAGTTCTTCGGCGAGAGAGTTACTTGATCAAAAGTGCTCTCACTTTGCGTTATGGCCGTCACCTGGCTTGAGAGGTGGTAGGTCGAAGCCACACCAGAGCGGCGGGGAATCGCCACGTTGCCCTGCAGGCCGGGCATGGTGCGTACACCTGCGGCGAGCATCACCGAACGGTTGCGCAGGAACTCGATGAAATCCTGATCAAGCAGGTCGGTTTGCACCAGGTTGCCGCCGGTGGTGGTGCCGCTGGTGACGTAAGTGGCCCGGGTGAGAGCAGAGAAGGGGATGAAGAAAGCCCGTTCAGCCGAAGGGGCGCGGCCCATCGACTTCTGCACCTCGGCGCTCATCTCGCGCACCAGGCCGGCTTCGTAGGAGCTCCAATCACCAGACAGAGCAGCACGGATGCCGGCGGTGATGTTGAAGCGGGTAGCGTCGCGCTGGTCCATCTCAACCGGCTTGACGGTTTCAACTGGCTTGGCGCTGATCTTGTCAAGCACCGCGGCGCGGGCTTCGTCGATGCTGCGGCCGTTTTCGATCAGGGTCGTGCCCAGATCCTTGAGGCCGTGGCGCTCGGTCAGAGCGTTGATGCTGGCGATGCGGGTGCGCTCGGCGTTGGCGGCTTGTGCAGCCGCTTCCGCCCGCACAGCCTCGATGTTGAGGTTGTCTTCCATGGGAGTAGGGGAAGGAGTAGGGGTCGGGGTTGCGGCTGGGGCCGCGCCATCGGTGTCGAGCTTTCGCCCGATGCCGATGGTTGGATCGGCAGGAATGCCGACCACGGACACTTCGTAGGGTTGCCACGAAGTGGCGACGAAGTTGTCGCCGCGCTGCTCCATCTGGACGATGGAATAGCCAACCGAGACGTTTCGCAAAACGCCATCGGCTACGTCGGTCATCACCTCCTGCGCAAACGCATTACGGCTGAACTTGACCGACACCATGCCGCGCTTCTTCTCGCCATCGATCCAGGCCCGCTGGACCACGCCGATCACGCGCGATGGGTCATGGTTGAACAGGAGCGGGGCGCCATCGGATAGGCGGCCCAGGTCCACGGAGTCGCGCTCATGGCTCAGCACTTCGTTGCCGTAATAGCGCTGCACTGGGTATTCGCTGGAGAAGCTGAACTCCATCGTGCGGTCTTCGCTGCTGATGGCCGCACCATCCAGCGACGCCGCGCGGCGATGGGTCTGGCCCTCCAGATCACGCATCAGTTCCATTGCTCTCCCCGTCTTGGTTCAGGCTAGGGACTTCGGTTTCTTCACCTTCGGCGAACTCGGTGGAGCCGCCCTGCATGTCGTCGGCGGGGTTGGAGTCGAACTGCAGGTCGAGCTCCTGCGCCCGGTCCACCTCGGCCTTGCGGGCGATCAGCAGCTCCTCAAGGTCGCCGCCCTGCTCGGCCACCACCTGGGCCTGGGTCTTGGTGCCCGAGCGGATGGCCAGATTGTCGGCTTGGGCATCTTTGAGCGGGTCGATGTAGCTCCAGCCGCGGGCCATCCACCGGCAGGCACAGAAGCGATCGGGCGCCAGGTCGTAGCTCGGCAGGCTGAGCGCACCGCTGAGCACGGCGGCCTCGATCCAGCGCTCGAACACCGGGGTCAGCAGCTCGTCGATCAGGTACTGCTGCAGCACCTTCCAACAGTCGCGGTCTTCAATCTGCGCCAGGCGGGAGCTTGAATAGTTAGACATCGAGTAATCGCCGGACAGCGCGGCGTAGTTCACGCCGATGCCGCTGGCAAACGCCCGCAGCATTCCCCGCACGAACGGCTCCAGCTGCCCGTCTGGCGCGTTGATCTGCGGCACCTCCACGGACTGGCCGGGGAACAGGGTTTTGAACATGCCCGGTTCAAAGGTGGTCACGTGCTCGCCGTCAATCACCTCTTCTCCGTAGGTGTCGCCCGCCCCTTCTGGGCTGGTGATGAATCCCATCAACGCCGACGCTGCCCGGGCCCGCACCAGGGCCGCTTGCTCATAGCCAGCTAGGTGGTGAAGCCGTTGAATGCCGGCGGCAAACCACGACACGCCCCGGGTCTGCTGCGGGCGCTCCGGCACGAACAGATGCAGCACTTCGGCAGCTGGCACCAGCAGATGGCGCGCGCTTGGGTTGCTGCCGCCGAGGGCCGTGTCGCCGGGATGCTTAGTCAGGAAGGCATAGGTGACGGGGCGCCCAAAGCGATCCACTTCCACGCCCATGCGCCATTCATTCCCCGGCACCGTGCTGCCGCCGGTGTAATTCTCGTCAAGCTGGTCGCTCTCAAACACCTGCAGCGCCAGCGGCACCCGGCCGCCACCAAAGGCCTGAGGCACCAACCTGACCAAAATCTCCCCTGATTCGACCATGGCGCCCATCGCCATGCGCTCAATCTGGTGCAGGTTCAGGCGGCCGGCCACATCACAGGTGGCCTTGCGTGTCCACTTCTCCCAGGCCGCTTCAATTTGATCATTCACCACCTGATCCAGCCGGCCTCCGCCGCGCTGCATCCGAACCTGCATCTGCAGCCGGATGCCGGTGCCCACCACGTTGTTGGTGACCAGGCTCTTGGCCCGCTTGGCGTAGTCGTTGTCCCGCACCAGCTGGCGGGCCCGGTTGCGCAGCCTGCTGATGCTGCCCTTGATCTCGCTGTCTGCGCTGCTGCCGCCGCTCACCCAGTCAGCCGTGAGGCGTGAAATGTTGGCACCGGCATAGGCGCGGCGTTTGGGAGGTTCGACTGCTGCGGGCTTGCGCAGGCCCAGCCGTTCACGAATTGAGAAGCCAAGACCGAACGCCATCAGCCAAACCTCACGAATAGGTTGCGGGGATCACCCAGGCCATTGGCCATCCGCTCCGCCGCTTCTTCTTTGGCCACGTCGGCCTTAAGGCGGTTCTCAAGCTCGATCAGCTCGGCCAGGCTGAACCGCTCCAGCTGGCGATTGCCGATCGTGTAGCGCTTGACGGCACCGCCGCTGATCAGGCTGCGGATAGCGGTCTGCACCGCGTCGAGGTCTTTCCGGGCCTGGCTGCGGCCATCGAAGGCGGCAGGGGCGCCGGTGTAACTCAGGGCCGCCAACACCGTGAGCGATCCGGTGCCGGTGGTGATCGCGTTGGCGCCGTTGGTGGCCCGGGCCTGCCAGTACCAGGAGCCGGCGGCCAGGGTGGCGGAGCTGGTGGCGCTGATCGTTGTTTCCCAGCCGCTGCCATAGCTGGTGCTGGCTACGGTCAGGCCGCCGGTGGCACCAGCAGTAGCCGAACGCAGGAAGTACGACAGCGACCAGGCCGCGCTGGTGACGGCATTGCCCAGGCTGTCGGTGGTGGCGTCGTCGCGCCAGGCCACCGTGTCACCGGCGCGAATCGTCGCAGGGATCGTCATGGCATCAGGCTAGGAAGCCTGATCTCACCAGTTTGTCAGGAATGATGGCTGCGCCGGTGTTGCCCTGGCCTGGCGTTGGGGGGTCGCGGCTGGCTTGGCGAGCTGCGCCTCGATCTGATCCCACATCGTCGCCCGGTTGTAACGGCGGGCCACCAGCTGCAGGGCGGCATAGGCCATCCGGGTGCAGTCGCCGGCTTCGTCGCGGGAGCCGGCAGGTAGCACCCAGCTGTAGGTGGTTTGGCCCTTGTCTCGCTTTGGCATTCGCTTCCAGGGGAACAGCTCAGCCAGGAATTGATCGGTGCTGGCCATGCCGAAATGCAGGTAACCGGGGCCCGGTTGTTCATTGCGCAGGCGGCCCTGGAGGTGGTTCACGCTGGCGTCATAGCCGACGTTGAACAGCAGCACGCCGCGCTTGGTGATGCCCTGGTTCTTGCGGTTCACGTCCACCGGCACGCCGCGGCCGATCAGCGGCTTGCCTTTTTGATGTGCGCCTTTCATCGGCACCCAGCTGGCGGTGCGGCTGCGGCACCAGTCGCGCACCTCATGGGTGGCATAGCCGCCGTCGTCAATGCCGCCCATGGTCAGCCGGAGCTCCGTGCCATCGGCCTTGCGCCATTTCGTCTTGGCGATCTGGTCGAGCTGGGCCAGCGTCTCCGGTTGCTGCGGGTCGCCGTCGATCTCCCAGTGGCCCAGGTGCCAGCCTTCCTCACCACGGCCCCAGCCCCAGACGGTCAGCACCAGCCGCTCCCCAACGGTGCCGCCGCCGCCCTGGACATCCACGCCAGCGGTGAGCAGCAGCACGCCATCGGGCACCGCGCCCTCGGGGTAGCCGTTGCCGGCAGCCTCGTTCTTACGTCGCTGGGCCAGGCCATCGCCGGTGAGCTTGCCTGATATCGAGTCTTCCCACGGCTCGCCCAGGACCGTGTTGTGGAACGTCTGCATGGCGTCGGGGTCGCCCTTGCGCATGGCGTCCAGGGCCTCGGCGTGCTCGCGCACCAACACGCTCCAGTCGGCCGCCGGGCTGTAGCTGTAGGCGGCCCAGATGTGAAAGCTCACCAGGCCCGGCTGCTGACTCACGGCCGTGGGACGCCATTCGCCGCGCTCCACCATCCACCGCTTTTTGCTGTGGGGGATCGGCTCGGCGCAGTTCTCGCAGCCGTAGTGGCCGGCGTGCTCACCCTCGCGGATCATCTGCTCCCACCTGAGCACCTGCATGGCCTGGCAGAACGGGCACGGCACAAAGAACCGCCGCTGATCGCCACGCAGGAAGGCTTCTTCCGTCTTGCCACCGGCGAAGATGGGGGTGCCGCCTTGGCCGATCTTGCGGTCCCAGTAGTAATCCGCCCGGTTGCGGCCCAACTTGATCGGGTCGCCCTCGTCGAGCTTGGGGTAGGCGTCCACCTCATCGAACAACACCACCTTTCGGCTCTTGCGCCGAAAGCTCCGGCCGCTGGCTGCGTTCACGATGTCAATCAGGCCGCCGTTGCTCAGCTGCTTCAGGAGGATCGTGTTGCTGGCGGTGCCGCGCGACTTGCTCTCGCTGATCAGGCCGCGCAGCACCGGCGTGTCCTCGAACAGCGGCTTGATCTCCTCCTTTGAGTAGCCCTCCGCGTCCTCTTTCACCGGCTGCACGATCATCACCGGGCAGGGATCCTGGTGGCTGAAGAACTGCACCACCACGCCGAGCATCTTCGTCCAGCCCACCCGGGCGGACTTCATGATCGCCACCGTCTCCACGGCTGGATCGGTGAAGCTGTCGAGGATCTCGCGCTGGTAGGGCAGGGTGTTCCACTTCCCTTTCTCGGCAGCGTTGCCGGTCATCACCGCAAACTCATCGGCGTACTCGCTCAGCCGTAGCCGCGGCGGTGGCTTGAAGCCCGCCAGGATCTGCTGGGTGAGCTCCGCAGGGTCGGCGCTGATCATGCCTTCACCTCCCCGGCCGCCAGCTCATCCAGGGCCTCGCGGATCAGCGTGGTCAGCAGCTCTACCTCCTCGATCTCCAGGTGTGGGATGCGCTGCTTGGCGGTGCTGGGCACGCCGAGCAGGCGGGTGCGGGTGATGTTGACCGCGCCGCCCCAAGCCAGCTCCACATCCTCGCGGCGGAGCAGCAGGCCTTCCTGTGTCTTGCGCTGGAGCTCCAGCAGGTTGGCCTTTTCGTATTCGCTGCGGGCGCGGCTGTCGTTGTAGGCCGGCAGCTCCTCAGGTTCTGGCGCCCTAGGCGGTGGCGGCGGCAGCTTCGGCTGTGGCTTGGTGCGCTCGGCCGCTGGCCGCAGCGGGCTTGGCGAATCGGTGCGGGTGCGGGTGATCGCCGCCCAGCGCTGCTCCAGGTTGTCGCGCTCAATCAGCGGGTTGCCGTCAGGGCCCGGCACCGTCTCCAGCTCATGGCGCTGGATCTTGCGGTAGATGCTGCCGCGACTCTTGAGGCCGAGCACCTTGGCCGCTTCCCCCACGCTGATCAGCACTTAGCCCGGCTTGTCGCACCTTGTCACAAGCTAGGGAAGGTGTGACAAGGTGCTGTGACAGGCCTTGGGGATCGTGTGTGCTCCTGACCCATGGGGTCGCCTTGTTGCGAACAGTTCTCAACTGAAAATCTGGGAGCGCGTGGACC